AACCAATACCACAATTAAATAGGCCAGAATTTCAAAGATTATTTTATGAAGATAAGATGTGGGCTATCATGAAGAATTTACCAGATTGGTTGAATAATACATGGTTATCTTTGAATGCATTTGCAAAACAAACACATAAATGATTTGAATTTAACAATGATTTTTATATAATGTTTATATGACAGATAAATTAAGTGAATACGGATTTGGATTTCAAGTCAAAGTCATAGCAGCATTATTTACGGATAGAATATTTTTACAACAAATTGCAGATATTATTCAACCTGATTATTTTGAATCTGAATCAAATAGTTGGTTGCTTGAAGTTATATTAGAACATTTTAAAGAATATAAAACACCTCCTTCTAAAGATGTACTTAAAGTAAAAATAACTGAGATTGAGAATGACATTCTTAAAACTGCAATATTGGAACAATTAAAAGAAGTATTCCGATACATGGAATCGGATGATCTTTCTTTTGTAAAAGATGAGATTCTAAAGTTTTGTAAGAATCAAGAAATCAAACGAGCCATCATGGATTCAGTTACCTTGCTTAAAATGGGTAACTATGATGAAATTAAATCTAAAATGGATAGTGCCATGAAAGCTGGTGCTGACACGAACATTGGATTAGATTATATCAATGATGTGGCATCTCGATATAATGAAGCAGCTCGACATACAATCACAACCGGTTGGGATGTTATTGATGATTTAATGGATGGAGGATTAGCTCCAGGCGAGTTAGGCGTTGTGATGGCTCCTGCAGGTATTGGTAAATCATGGATGCTTATTAATATTGGTGCAAATGCAGTGAAAGCAGGCAAAACGGTTATACATTATACATTAGAGCTTAATGAAAACTATGTAGGACAACGTTATGACTCTGTATTAACTGGTATAAACGCACAAACTCTAAAACATCATCAAGACACTGTCGAGGAAAAGATGCGTTCTTTAACGGGTAATTTGATTGTTAAATATTATCCAACTAAATCAGTAGGGGTAATGGCACTCAAAGCTCATGTTGAAAAAACCATAATGCAAGGTAAAACGCCAGATCTTATTATTGTAGATTATGGCGATCTTTTAAAGGTAAATACTAAGAAAGACAAACACGAAGCATTAGAAGATTTATATGAAGAACTTCGTGGTATGGCTGGCGAATATAAAATTCCAGTTTGGACTGCATCACAAGCAGGTCGTTCGGCATTAGAAGAAGATGTTATTGAAGCAGATAAGATTGCATCATCATATGGTAAAGTGATGGTTGCTGATTTCTTGATGTCACTTTCACGCAAAGTAGAAGATAAGATGTCAGGTACGGGTAGAGGTCATGTTATTAAGAATCGATTCGGTCCGGATGGTATAACATTACCAAGCAAGATTAACACAAATAATGGTCAATTTCAATTCTTCGAACCACAGACAACTCAAGGCAAACAAACTACTCAAACAATGAAAACGGGTGAGAATTTAATGAAGAAAAATTTAGCTCAAAAGTTTAAAGATTTGGGTGGACAATTTGGATAAAATCATATTTATATAAAATGAATTGGGAAGGAATCCTCCTTCCTTTTTTCATCTACAAAAACTAAGTTATTAACATATTAAAAAGGACATAGATGCCAAAACTTTTTGAGAATCGAATCCCGTTTAAGCCATTTGAATATCCAGAATATTACAATGAAGGTTGGCTAAAACAAGCACAAGCATTTTGGTTGCATACAGAAATTCCAATGCAAGGAGACATTAAAGATTGGAATGAAAATTTACAACCACATGAAAAAAATCTAGTAGGAAATATTCTTTTAGGATTTGCACAAACCGAATGTGCTGTATCTGATTATTGGACTACTATGGTTACAAAATGGTTTCCTAAACACGAAATCAAACAAATGGCTATGATGTTCGGATCTCAAGAAACAATTCACGCAACGGCATATTCATATCTAAATGAAACTTTAGGATTGGAAGATTTTGAAGCATTTCTACATGAACCGGCAATTGCTGAAAAATTTGAGTTTTTAACTTCAACAACTGCTGATTGGACTCATGAAGATTTAGCTATTAATCCAACAGCACGAGAAGAAGTAGCTCGTTCATTAGCAATCTTTTCTGCATTTGCAGAAGGTGTATCTTTATATTCATCATTTGCAGTACTATATTCATTTCAAATGCGTAACATGTTAAAAGGCATTGGGCAACAAATGAAATGGTCTGTACGTGATGAATCTTTACACTCAAAAATGGGTTGTCAACTATTCCGTCATATGTGCGAAGAATATCCAGAACTCAAAGATGTAGTTCAATCGGATGTAGAAGAAGCTGCAACGTTGATGGTACAAATGGAAGAGCAATTTATTGATAAAATGTTTGAACAAGGCAATTTAGAAAATCTTAAAAAGGAAGATTTAAAAAACTTTATCAGAAAACGAGCTAACGAAAAATTACATGAGCTTGGATATCAATCTATTTTTAATTATAATGTAAAATCAGCGGAAGAGTTAGATTGGTTCTATCACTTAACCGGCGGACATACGCATACAGATTTCTTTGCAGTACGTCCAACTGATTATTCAAAAGCAAATGAAGGCGAAGATTGGTCTGATTTATGGTAACGAGAAAAGAAAAAACGATGAAAAGCTTTGGCGAAGAATTAGGTTGGGAATTAGGAGTAGATTATCCAGAATGGGGTAATACCGAAATATACGTTAAAACAATATCAAAAGGATATTTGTTAGAAGGCGAAACTCCTAAAGATGCATATTGGCGAGTTTCAACAGCAGTAGCCCGTCGTTTAGGCAAACCATCATTAGCATCCAAGTTCTTTGATTATATCTGGAGAGGTTGGCTAAATTTAGCAACGCCGGTACTATCTAATACAGGAACTGATCGAGGTTTGCCAATTTCATGTTTTGGTATTGATGTAGCAGATTCAATTCAAGACATTGGCGGTAAAAACTTAGAAATGATGCTTCTTGCTAAACATGGCGGCGGCGTTGGCATCGGAATGAACATGATTCGTCCTGCAGGTAGCAAAATATCACAAAACGGTACATCGGATGGAGTTGTTCCTTTTGCAAAGATTTATGATTCAACTATTTTAGCAACAAACCAAGGATCGGTTCGTAGAGGTGCAGCATCAGTTAACTTAAATATTGATCATCCAGACTTCGAAGATTGGTTGGAAATCCGCGAGCCAAAAGGCGATGTGAATCGTCAATGTTTAAATATGCATCAATGTGTAGTTGTTTCTGATAAATTTATGCGTAAATTAGAAGAAGGCAATGAAGATGCTCGTCGCAAATGGGGTAAAGTACTTCAAAAGCGTAAAGCAACTGGCGAACCATATATCATGTTTAAAGGTAATGTTAATAAACAAAATCCAGATGCATATAAAACAAATGGTTTAAAAGTATTTATGACGAATATTTGCAGTGAAATTACTTTGCATACTGATGAATCGCATTCATTTGTTTGTTGTTTGTCTTCTTTAAATTTAGCAAAATATGATGAATGGAAAGATACCGACCTAATCTACACAGCAACCTGGTTTTTAGACGGTGTCCTAGAAGAATTTATTCAAAGGGCCAAGAATATGCGAGGCTTTGAAAACTCTGTTAGAAGTGCGGAAAAGGGTCGTGCTTTAGGTTTAGGAGTTTTAGGTTGGCATACTTATTTACAACAAAAAGGTATAGCATTCGAAGGATTACCGGCACAATTTGAAACACGTAAAATCTTTTCACAAATAAAAATTGAATCAGAACGAGCTTCACGTGACTTAGCAAATGAATATGGCGAACCACTTTGGTGTGCAGGAACAGGAATGCGTAATACTCACTTAAGAGCAATTGCCCCAACCGTTTCAAATTCAAAACTATCAGGCAATGTATCTGCTGGAATTGAACCATGGGCAGCTAATGTATTTACTGAACAAACATCTAAAGGTACTTTTATTCGTAAAAATCGAGAATTAGAAAAAGCACTTAGAAAAATTGGAATCAATAATAAAGAAACTTGGGATAAGATTTTAACAGATGGCGGTTCTGTACAAGATATATCAGAATTAGATGATTGGGGCTTTATTTCCGGAAAATTGATGCATCGCAATGAAATGCCAGAGATTGCTTTTACTAATAAAGAAATTGATTGGGCAAAAGATGTATTTAAAACATTCAAAGAAATCAATCAATTAGAACTAGTTAAACAAGCAGGCCTTCGTCAACAATATGTAGATCAAGCAGTGTCACTTAATTTAGCATTTCCATCACAAGCATCTCCAAAATGGATCAATCAAATTCATATTGAAGCTTGGAAACAAGGAATCAAGACACTTTATTATATGCGTACCGAATCAGTTCTTCGTGGGGACATCGCAATGCGTGCAACAGATCCGGACTGTCAAAGCTGTGACGGATAGGTTGGAAATACCAAATAAATTTATTATAATATTATTGAAAGAGTTACAATATGACAGACAAACAAAGAAAAAATTTAGAATTAGTGCAACCTGGTTTTGCTAATGGTATTTCTACGCAATTAGCTAATAAACAAGCTATCGAAGGCCCTGATGCTAGATTAACTGAAGATGAGAAACAGCATATTATTAAAATGGCTGCATACTATTATGGTGAATTTCTCAAAGCATTGGGTGTTGATTGGGAGAAAGATCCTAATTCAGATAATACTCCTAAACGAGTAGCAAAGGCATATGTTAATGATTTATGGAAAGGTCGTTATGAACCAATGTCTAATATCACTTCATTTCCAAGTGATGGTTATGATGGTATTGTTCAAGAAAGCGGCATTCCATTAACTTCAATGTGTAGCCACCACCATGAAACAATCATGGGTGTAGTTAGTATTGCATATATACCATCTGCAGACGGACAAGTTGTAGGATTATCGAAGTTAAACCGAGTAGTCGAACACTTTGGTAGACGTGGATCTATACAAGAACAATTAACGGTAGCTATACACCACGCAGTAGATGAATTATGTGTAGGTAATCGAGGCGTAGCTGTAATGATAAATGCAACACATAATTGTGTACAGTGTAGAGGCGTTAAACACAAAGGCGCTTCTATGCAAACAGCAAAATTATCTGGTGCGTTTATGGAAGACGCTGCAGCTCGAGCTGAGTTTTATAAAAATATTGATATTGCAGGAACATGTAATCATTAAGTCATCACCACCATTAATATTTTTTTAATGATAACTACATATTTATACTAAAAGGATATTATGGTGGTATGTGAAATTTGTAAAAAAGAATTCAAGCGTATTTCAAATACTCATTTGAAACAACACAATATAACGTGTAATGAGTATATGAAAATGTTTCCTAATGCGGAAATGGTTGATTCTGATTTAAGAAAACAAATATCATTAACATCATTAGGTAAAACGTATGAACAACGTTATGGTATTGAAACTGCTGAAAAGTTACGAAAACAACGTAAATCTGATGCTAAAAAACAATTTTCTGATATCGAACAACGTCGAATAAGATTTAATTCCAATTGGAAAGGATTTGGCGATTTGTCAGGAGATCATTGGCGTAGGATTACTAAAGGCGCTGCTAGTAGAAATTTAGAATTAACTATTACAATTGAAGATGCTTGGAATAAATATCTTCAACAAAATGGAAAATGTGCAATTTCAGGGATTGATATTACATTACGTGGCCAAGAAATAGGAATTTCATCAAAAGCTGTACATGATAAAACTACGGCATCATTAGATAGAATCGATAGTAATAAAGGTTATACGCTTGATAATATACAATGGATTCATAAAGATTTAAATCAAATGAAAAGTGATAGATCCATGGAAACATTTTTATATTGGATACAAACTATTTATGAATATCGTATATTTGGAAATTCATAAAAAATTATTTATAATAAAATAAAAAGGTTACACTCATGGCTAAATTTCAATCAACTAAATTATTCGACGGATATTCCGCATGTTTCCGCCAATGGCGAGCAGATGGTACGCATTGCCGATTCCTCCATGGATATGCTATTTCATTTCGCATATGGTTTGAAGGTGATTTAGATCATCGCAACTGGGTATTTGACTTCGGCGGCATGAAACGAGCAAAAAATAAAATTGCAGATATGTCTCCAAAAGAGTATTTTGCATTTTTATTAGATCATACTACCATTGTAGCCATAGATGACCCATATTTAAAAACATTCCAGCAAATGGATGAAGATGGCGTAATTCAATTACGTATCTTACCAGCAGTAGGATGTGAAAAATTTGCAGAACATTTATACTATGTAATTAATGAATTCCTTAAAAAAGAAACTGAAGGAAGAGTTAAAGCTACAAAAGTAGAAGTATACGAACACGAACGAAATTCAGCAAGTTATGAACAATATTAATGAAATGTATGTATCAATTTACGAGTATACAGGTAAATCTGCTACACTTAACAATGTAGGTCGAGAAGTAATGGATGCTGCCTTAAAGGAAGGCATCAAAATTGTTTGGCGAGATTTACCTCCGGATATGAAGCGAGAAAACTTCACACAAGTTGCAACATATCCCAGATCGTTTCTAAATAAATATTTTGGCAATGACGTCAAATATACAATGATAGATCCAGTAACTTTGAACATGTTGTTTGATAAACTAACTGCATTAGAAGAAAAATTTAACGAACTAATAAAAAAATCATATCATGTCAATACCGATGATGATGAATTACCTTTTTAATCCTATTATGAAACCAGGAAGAATTACAGATTACGCAAAAACATTACCAATAGTAGAATTATATCGTTGCATACAATCCGAAGGCAGTCGCTTCGGCCGACCTACTATTGCAGTTAGAACTACAGGTTGCACCCATCGTTGCTATTTTGGCGAAGGCGGTTGGTGCGACTCATGGTACACCAGCATCCACCCCGAAAAAGGTACCTTCTGCTTCAATGATATCATCAAGATTTATAATGATAATCCACATATCACGGAAATGATGTTAACGGGCGGCTCACCGACAATGCATTCTGCATTAGTAAATGAATTAACACATTTTGCAAATGAACGAGATATTATCATTACTATTGAAACAGAAGGCTCACATTTTATTGAAACTGATTATCCGATTGATTTGATTTCATTATCTCCTAAGTTTGCAAATAGTGTTCCTGTAGTAGGTGTTGCTACTCCACAAGGAACTATTACGGATGAGAAAATGATTAAGCAACATAATAAGCATCGTCTTAATCATGAAGCAATTCGTAAAACAATAGAATATCATTCAGATTATCATTATAAGCCAGTTTGGGATGGCACTGAAGAAAACTTAGCAGAGATTGAAGCATTTAGAATGTATTACAATATCCCAAAATGTAAGACATTTATTATGCCGGCCGGCGACACCCGAGATGAATTAATTAAAATGTATCCAATTGTATTTGATATGTGTGCTGAAAAAGGTTATAACATGACCGGAAGAGACCATATCATTGCATTTGACACTAAACGAGGAGTATAATGAAACGAAAAAAACCACTAAAACGCCCAAAACGTAAAAAAAGTCATTTAAGTATGGTAACATGGAATCAATTAACTTATGAAACAGTTAATATGCCAGCATATTTAGCAGATGAGTATGTTCGTCATTTTGATTTAACAAAAGTTCCCACAACATCAGAATTACGCTTTTGGATTTTGCAAAGAGATAGAAAATGAATTGGACAGTAACAACAACATTTGGAAATAATGTTAAAATTATATATCATATAGTATGAAACAGATATTATATTTTACAGCAACATGGTGCGGTCCATGTAAGTTGTTAAAGCCTAAAATTCAGGCTATGCAAAGTCAATTACCAATAACTATCTTAGATGTAGATGCAAATACCGTTGCAGTTAGCAAATATTCAATCCGCAACGTTCCTACAATTATCATTACTAATAACGGTGCAGAAGTAGGTCGGTTAATTGGCAATAACATCACACAAGAAAGAATCGTAGAATTATTTAATCAATAAAAGGAATAAGTTATGAATTGGACACCAATTGGAGATCAAGTTTTAATTAAAGTAGAAAAAGTTTCAGAGAAAACTAAAAGCGGTATCATCTTAGTAGATCGCGATATGAATTTTACTAAAGGAGTTGTAGTAGCAACAGGTCAAGGTTTATTTACACAAACTGGAGATCGTATTCCGATGACAGTAAAAACGGGTGATGAAGTGTTTGTATACAAATCAAACTTAGGTGAAAACAAAAGTATTATTTTAGATGATACAGATTATATGTTGATTCGCGAATCTGAAATCGGTCTTGTAAATTCAGCTCAATGATTGAAGCACTAGGCTGGATTAGCACTTTATTAGTATTAATAGGATACATACTCAATGCTAAATGTTTAAGAACGCCAGCTATGATAGCTTGGATCGTTGGAGATATTGGTTGGATAACATATGATATCTTCATAGACAATTTTAGTCATTTAGCATTAAGTGCTATCATCATCACAATTAATTTATATGGTATATGGAATTACTTATCACAAAAGAACAAATACAAGAACGAGTAAAAGAGATTGCAGAAGCTATCTCAAAACAACATGCAGAAAGTGGTAACGCATTGCCACCTGTAATGATATGCCTCCTTAACGGATCCATCCACTTCTTTTCAGATTTAACGCGAGCAATGACTATTCCTTGCGAGATAGATTTTATGCGGTTAAAGTCATATGAAGGACAAGACAATTCCGGAGGTGTAAAATGCACTAAAGACATAGAAATAGACCTTGACGGCAAACGAGTATACATTATCGATGATATTTGTGACAGTGGAGCTACTTTGCTTGAAGCAATGATGCGAGTAAATGCACAGAGAGTTGCCGATGTACGAAATGTCACATTACTCAAAAGAGGCGGGGGAGTCGATCTAACAGATTTCTGTGGTTTTGTTATCGATGATGAATTTGTATTTGGGTATGGATTAGACGATAATGGTATTAACCGAGAATTACCAAACATTTATTATTAATAACAAGAAATATACATGTATCAGAATATCGCATTCGACAAACGAAATAACATAATGCACGTATGGGATGATGAATTAGGACATCAAAAGTTTCCATTTCAACCATATGCATATTTACCAGATCCAAAAGGACAATATAAATCATTAGATGGTGCAATTTTAAATAAAGTGCCTGGTAATCACAAAGACAATCGTACGGCATATGAATCTGATTTAAATGAAGAAGTGCGAACATTGATTGATTTGTATTATGAATCAGATGAGCCATCAAAAGGACATCGAGACTTTTTCTTTGATATTGAGTCTGAGCGAGATGAAAATGGGTATTCGACACCAGAAGAAGCCAGATTAAGAATTACATCTATTGCATATTATGATAAAGCCGGTAATGACCGCAGGGTATTGTTATTAGATGAAGAAAAACGAGTTACAACAACCGGTTTTTCAAAAACTGATTATGAAGTAGAAATATTTCGTAGTGAAGCAGATATGTTAACACGTTTTATTAATATATTTGCAGCAGTTCAACCAACGGGTATCACAGGATGGAATACAGACAATTATGATATCCCATATCTTATTAATCGTTGTAAAAATGTATTAGGTGCACAGTCAATAAAAAAATTATCTCCAGCAGGAATTGTTGAATGGAACAAG